TGGATGTTCATCAGGTCGCGGTCGGTGATTGAGATTTCCAGGGTGTCGTTGTTGGAAATTGTCTTGAACAGCTTGAATGTGTTGGCGATGTTTATGCCGGCCAGAATCTGCTGCTCGCATTCATACTCCTCAAAGTTCTCAGCAGAGAGGTGGAGGTCAATCAGGGAAACCCTGGCCGTGTCGAGTGTTAGGATGGTCATCCCCCTTTGGTCAAAGATTATGTTGACGTCATTGAGAACATCCTTTAGCACCTCAAAGAGAGACTTGAAGGAGCTGGCCTGAACAGTCTTGAGCTTCATTACATATAGTAGACACTACATCTTTATGACTGTACCGCACTGAATGCGTCAGACACGCTTGCGTTAATCTTTTTCTGGAGCTCCTCGGTCATTGGGGGCTGGAGGGACTGTCCGTAGTTGTCCAGGCTGAAAAAGTTTCCATCTGCTGAACCATCTAGATTTGTCATTGTGCAGCGGCCATACATGTCACAGCTCGATATAACCGGCTCTGGCAGTATTGAGGCCAGCCAGGCCTTTGCCTCTTTCCCAACCAGGAACCTCCCATCCTTTGTTAAGAGGGTTGGTACCCTGGTAATCTTCTGGCGGTACTGTGGTGGTATGCCCATCGTGTTCACGTCGTGGAGTCTTATTACCTGCTTGAGCTGGGCGTGTTTGTCTACAAACTGGAGAATCTCCTGTGAGTGAGAGCACCTGTTGCTATATATCAGCAGAGCCATCTTATTACTATATCTTGTTTTTTGTTAAAATAATTTTGACGCATATAAGTAATGGTTGTGCTGTTTGTACTTGTCGCACTTTTGCTTTTGATGATGACCAGTAGGGAGCCCTTTGTTGAGGTTATGGGATTTGCAGGGTACAGGAAGCCTAGCCGCATCGAGGCTACCAAGAGGTTTGACTACACCGGGTACACCGAGGAGACTGCTGCTGTGACTGCGTCTGAGATTCAGAGGATGATCCAGTTGGTTCAGGGGTACTTCAAGGATGAGTGTGTGTACCCACTTGAGACGAACAGCATTAAGAAGTTTGTCAAGGATTCTTCAGTCGCCTACAAGTGTGCGTTCACATTTATGACCACAAGGGGTTTTGTGTATGGTTTTGGTGTCCAGGCTGACATTGTTGATGACAAGCTTCTTGGTATCCATACCCAGCAGCTTGATGGAAATGGTGAGATCAAGCCATATACCGATGAAATTGCGAGTGATTTTGTAGACTTTGACTTGATTACAAAGAAGAACATGCCAACACTGGAGAAGCTCAAGGCTGGGGAAAAATCCCTGTAAAAGGTTCTGTTCATACTATAATGCTATGTGTCGATGACATTCACAAGATTGAGAGGCAGCGGCGAGACATCAGAAAGGAGATTTACAAAAAGATTTATGAGCAATTCTGTAGAAGGATAAAGCAGTGCGTCGAGCTCAATGAGACCCAGGCTTTCCTCAGGACGCCATCCTATCTAGTCGGCTACCCAACCTTTGACAGGGAGCGTGCCACGGTGTACCTCAAGAGGCAGCTTGAGCTTGGCAGGTTTGATGTAACCCTGATGTCAAATGTTGACCTGTATGTGTCCTGGAAAAGGGCCCCTGGTGCGAAGCGCGCAAAAACACCTGTGGAGCAGTTGGACGACGTTTTCCCAACCCTAATGAACCTCAAGAAGGCTGCTGCGAAATATCGCAACTAGATTTTTCACCTGGATTATAAATGGAGGTGTTGGTTGATGCCAAGAAGGAGTATCTCAACCAGTTGGCAATTATAATGGTTCCATTTATGATTGAAACATTTCAGGATGTGTACAACGAGTCTGTAAGCCGTTCCAAAAACAAAAAGGTGCTTGCAATGAATCAGCTTTTGCTGAAGGATGTAAAGGTGTGGAATGACAACATCATCAAGCAGCACACCGATGAGATTATCAATTCCTGCTCCTGGTTCAATGAGCTTGTTGCTGCGGTTTTTGTGAGCCACGTCAAGATTCTTTCTGCGGTAAAGCTGTCGGCAGAGTCGAACAAGATTTCTGTCAAGTTGCCAACCAATGAGAGGTTTATTCACGCGTGTTATGTTGCAGTGGCAAAGGACCTCTACAAGGACCCATATATCTATCACGAGGAGGCTGACGAGTTTACCAGGGATGAAAAGCTGTTTGAGCGCTTTAATGTGTGTATCAACAATACCGTGAAAGAGCTCATCCCAATTCAGGATATTCTCAAGGTGAATATGACCAAGGATGCCATCAAGTCCCTTGATTTGGACAAGGAGGAGACTGATTTTGAACCAGAGGTCGAAGGTCCCAACACCGAAGGTGTTGATCCAGACACCGAAGGTGTTGATCCAGACACCGACGGCGTTGATCCAAACACTGAAGGTGTTGTTCCAGGCACTGAAGAAACAACTGTGGAGGAGCCCGAAGGAACGACCGCAGCCTTGGACGCCCAGGACCCAGAGGTTGAAGAGGTCAAGAGCATCAGTGTAGGCCCCAATGCCGAGGAGTCCCTGTTTGATGACGCCCCAGATTCGATAAAAAAACCTTAAATATATAGTAAATGGACATCAGTGATACACTCAGGGATCCACTCGGTGCGGCTGTGGTGGCTGGGCTGATCACAGCAGGGTACATCCACGTGAGGGCAAAGATGAACAACGAGGGCAAGCTTGAACTTAGCAAGTACACAAAGCCAGCACTCCTCAATGCCATCATGGTGTACTTTATAATTGCGGGTGGTGTTGGCAAGAGGGAGGCTATATCAGCAGAGCCCTTCTAGTCCAACTGCGAAAGGAACAGTCGCTTCGCGACTGGTACGATAGAACTTAAAGATTAAAATACCTTTCTATGAAAAGGATGACCTCAGTGAGCGCTTTCAATGATATGCTTGAGCAGTTTTTGACAGAGCTGATGGGGACATTCCCAGAGGAGAAGAGTATCAAGAAGTACCACTCTGGGTTTGATGTTTTGCGCAAGTCCAACCCGAAGAAGGTTGTTGAGGGGTTTATGAAGACCATTGGCCCCTATTCCCAGAAGATTATGAACAAGGATGAGTCTATCCTTGAGGACGATATTGAGATTCTTGATGATCTCAGCATCAAGAAGCACTGGGCCACTGGCATCTCTGACAACACCAAGGGTGCCATCTGGCAGTATCTGCAGACCCTGTACATGCTTGGGACTACCATTACGGCAATTCCAGCAGAGACCCTTGATATGATTGAGGGTGTCGCGAAGCAGTGTGCCGAGAAGATGCAGTCTGGTGAGCAGGGTGAGATTGACCAGGATGGGCTAATGAGTGCAATGAGTGGCCTGTTTGGTAATATGTTGAAGAAATAAATCTACATAGATAACAAAAATGGATGAGCAGGTATGGTTTGACAATCCAAGGGTCCTTTTTGATGTGAACAAGGTGCTCAAGTTTTGGCCTACACGCAAGCAGACTGCTGCGGAGCGTGTGAACTCGAGCACGCGTTTCATCCTTTATGCGGCGAGTGTTCTTTATCTGACTCGCAAGGACCCGCGTATACTTGTATTGGCTCTTATGGTCATTGCTGTTATATATGTACTTTATAAGGGGAATATGGTGAGGGAGGGTGTGGCTCGCCCAATGTTGTCGCACGATCAGGACTACAGGCCAAACTGCCAGCTTCCAACGGAGGACAACCCACTTGGCAATGTGTTACTCTCTGATATCGGTGACAACCCAAACAGGCCACCTGCCTGCTACTATCCATCTGTAAAGCCATTGGTTGAAAAGTACCTCGACAACACAATCCCCTATGACTGTGGCCGTTCCAGGTGTGCCATGCCCAGCCGCCAGCGAAAGGCTGCCGCGAGGCAGTTTGTGACAGGTCCAGTGACTACAATACCGGGTGACCAGACCTCATTTGCCGAGTGGTGCTATGGCAAAAAGTTTTCGCCAATGTGCAAGAGTGACCCAACCGTGTGTGACCCCAATTTCCGTGGTGTTCAGCTCGAGGCTTTCGGTGGGCTTGCACCCGAGGGTAATCCACGCCGTTAATTTTTTTTACGCACATAAAGTAAAGATGTCTTATACACTTCAGCCAAATGTTAGACAGGTTGAGAACCCAGCCTTGCCACCAAACTGTGCCACATCTGACGTGTTTGTGTACCCCCAGCCAAGCACCCAGAACTATTGCTGCCGTCCCAACACCATGCTCTATGGTACAGCACCGTATATGGCTGGCAAGGGTGCCCCAGAGCAGTTTGTTGACACGGCCGACGAGCTTCGTCCCCAGTCAACCTCACAGTTCAAGAAGCCACTTATCAGAACCTATGAGAAGAACTATTTCCCACTCCAGAAGATGGACTGCAGCGTGCCACTCCGCACCATGACATATGAGCCGGCGAGCACACGGGCTGAACTTCAGAATGCCCTGTTTGTCAAGCGTTATTAAAATATTTTCAATTTGTAAGAATGGCCGATCCATTGTCTATATTTGCTATAATAGGGCTTGCATATGCCGGAAGAAAATTGAGTGAAGGTCCCAACGCCACAGGCGTTGATCCATCGTCGCAATCCACATCAGGCGTTGATCCCCAAGGAACAACTGCAGAGCAACAGGAACCAATCCACGTTGACTGGCAGACGGGGTCCTTGCCATTCCCAACTATTCAGAAGGAGAAATTCGAACAGCCATCCTTTGCAGAGCAGCAGTTCCAATATGTCAATGGTGAGCCGGTTCACGATTTCCGTGACCGCCCCTACATTTCAGGAAAGATGAACAATCTCTCACCAGCCGAGAAGGAGCTTGTCGGGCCAGGCCTTGGGGTTGGCGCGGATGTTCCAGCTTATGGTGGGTACCAGCAGCTGTTCCGCGTAAAGCCAAACAATGTTGGCTCCTATCGCCTCACAACACTCCCAGGGCGTTCAGGCCCCGCATTTGACCACACGGGTGGCAAGTCTGCTGTGGTTGGCGAGCTTACTCAGGAGCGCCCAGAAAAGACTGCTTTCCTGCCAATGAGGCGTCCAGAGGTCCGCGGGCGTGCACAGGGTCAGGGTGGTTCTCTCGACGGTAGAATGGTTCGCCCAAGCCATCAGAAGACTATGAGACCAACTGTTCGTTCTGAGATTACCACCCGCACAGACGGTCTCCAGTACGCACCCGCCAAGAAGTTCATCTCGAATGGGCAGCTTGCCCAGGACCCAACTCGTAACAAGACTGATGTCAATTGCCAGCAGTGGCAGTACGCAAACCACGCCGCACCAGGTATCCACAGCTTCCACGGTGCATACTCAATTGCTCCAGAGAATGCTGTTATGGGCGGGGCTTCCAACCAGGAACTCCTGAACCGCGGCTTCCGGATTGACGACCGCCGTGGAAAGAATGACCGCAAGGGCAATGCTGGCCGTATGAATGTGCGTGCTGGTCCACTCAACCAGGGTGGTAAATTGTCCGCGGTCCGCACCGACACGACACGCGTTGACGGAAGATTTAATGGTCCAAATGGTGGGTGGACCCAGAACTACAACAACACACAGATGTATAATTTCAATTCATTCAAGGGCAATGCCAACCCATATTCGTGTGGTAACGGCCTTGACCTTGCCAAGACTCAGCTCGCAAACAACCCATTTGCTCATTCATTATCTCAGTAAATAGTAATGAGTTTGCTCCGTGGGTGTGAGACTGGTACTACTGCCGGTGCTAATATCAGTATAAAGGCGGGTTCCTGCCTGACTGACAAGAGAATAGCATCATTTGATGATCGTGATAATGACGACCCATCAGACGATGTTACTTTGAAGCAATGTATTTCAGGATTTGTGGCGGATAAGGATCAGGCGTTTATCGATGGTCAGCCAGTTCCATTTGATCAGTGTTGCAAGTGCAAGCCTGGTGAGTCGTGTGAACTCTGTGAAATCCCAACAAACTGCACGGACGAGGAAAAGGAACGATTTGTTGCTCAGGATGCGTGTTTTGGCACAGAGGCTGGCGAAACCCCAAAACCGGCAAAGGATGGCTGTCCAGCTTGTCCTGAACAAAAGGAGTGCTGGGGGTTCACGAAATTGTGGTACGGGCTTGTAGTCTTGCTTCTTGCTGTCATCCTGGGTTTTATCCTTGGAAAAATGTTGTAAAATATCAGTAATGGGATATCTCGTTGATATCGACAGCGGGGAGCGTGATCCCATAGAGTATCCAAATCCCAATGACTACACGGTTCATCTAAACACAAGGATATATGACATTACCAGCATCAAGCTTGTTGCAGCGCGCATACCAAATTGTCAGCCATTGATAAATTCAGGTAACAAGCAGTTTGAGGTTAACGGCGCCACGGTTGTTTTTGATGAGGGGACCTATACAAATGGCACAGACCTGGCGTCCAACCTTCAGATACAGATGACGCCACCCAACACGGTTGTTGACACGGTTTCATTTGATTCGTTCACAAACAAGTTGACATTCACAAACACGTCACCGCTACACAGCATCAATGTTGGGTACAGCGTGTTGGGCACGGAGACGGCTTCAAACCTGCAGTCACTTGGTGATGTCATATACAATTCTAGAGATGATGACTTAATTTTTGGAGACAGTGTTATTTCAATAGATTTTTTGACTGGGGAGAGTTTTGCAAATTCTATGAATTCGAGTTCGTTGATAAGTCCAACTAGTCTTATAAATGGTATAACATTCAATTCACCCGAATTGAATTTTTCCTATGACATTGCTAACGTTATATTCGATTCAAATATTGTTAGTTTGGCTAGTATGCTTGAATCAAATATTGGTCTTTCCACAACACTCACTGATTTTGATTCAATAACGTTTAACAGTGTGACGAGCAATCTGGAATTTTCAAACACACAATTGGCGACAACAACCAATGTAGAAATTGTTAATGGTTACAGTTTTGCAAATGCTATGAATTTGAGTAGTCTTGTAAGCTCCTCAGACTATATAGATTATGTGTTTTTTACACCAGCACCCCATTCGAACATAGAGTTTGCAAACATAGGAACATCGTCAACAACCAACGTGTACTTTGATACGGATGGCACCAATATGGCTGCGATGCTGCTGGCAAATATTGGGGTTGCCACATCAATCACTGATTTTGACTCGATAACATTCGATGGTGGCGACACATACCAATTTACGTTTTCAAACACTATTAGCGGTGACCCACCAGACGTAGTGACTCCGTATTATGAGGCAAATTATTTTGCAAATCAAATGTCTACAGAAGTTGCCCCTTCGGTTGATAGTATAGTATCGGTGTATTTTGATGACAAGTTTAAATTTTCAAACACCCTGGGTGTGCATTTTGATTCAAATGGTACACATATGGCTGAGATGTTACTGGCAAATATTGGGTCAATCACTGATTTTGATTCTATAACATATGATGGCACCTATAATCATTTTAGATTTGGAGATACAAACATTTCATTTGTGAGCGGGAACACCCTGGCAACTGACATACTGGCTGTGCTGGACACAAACACCTCAATAGATTCTATAACTTTTGATAGCGATACGAGTAACCTGGTATTTTCAAATACACTTGATGGGGTGTTCGATGACTTTGAGGTTTCTATGAGCAACATAGGTTCAACATTGGCAAATGCCATACAGGTTCAAGCTCCTGAGGCAAGCAATTTACTTTTATCAAGTTTTGACATTTCGACAAACCTGTTGTCATTCTCAAACACTTCTTTCACAACCCTAGGCTTTTCAACAGATGGTGAGACGATGACAGAGACTCTAGAAACAAGCGGTCTTGTATCCGGGAGGAGGCTTGTGTTCAACCCTGAAACATCAAATATAGAATTTTACAACGATTTCACTTTTAATTTCTACGGGGGGTCAAATGGCTACGCAACCTCTTCCGAGGTTGGGCCACCTGCACACCTTCTTGGTTTCAGTGGTGCAAACACGGAATTGGCAAACAGTGTAACATCAAGTTACATAGACCTCAACGGACCAACATCAATCTTTGTGAGGATAACAAGCGGCCTGGAGGACCTTGACAAGCAATTGTTCATTGATGGTGGAACCTTTTCAACAGGTGGTGGAACATTTGATTCTCAGAATATGAAGCAGATATCACCACACTATATAGGCCGGATACTGACATCAAACGTGAATGAAATCATAGACTTTAATGGTCACGACGACCCAATTCATCACACATTCATCAAGGGGACTGGCAGGTTTATAGATGACCTAAGAATCAGGTTTTACTATAACAATGGTACAAAGCTGATACCGTATGATTTCGGTAAAAGAAACCACTTTCTGAAGATTGAGATTGAGTGCTCGCTGGAGAAGGGAATGGGGACAGTGCTTGAGCAGTCCAACGCCTTCGGCGTTGATTCTGGTGACCTCCCTCCACCTGTAGAGATACCGAATCTGATGCCTAAAAACAGATTTGATAACTCTCAGAAAACAATCCTGATAGTTTCGGTAATAAGTTTGTTAATGGGGCTTGCCCTGTTGTCATTTATGCGTCGCAAGAAAACCCTTTAGCGGGCTGCGGTCACGGCGTAGGTTGGGGGTGCTGGGGCCACCACCTTTGTGGAGAAGCGGGCAAGCACCATGTAGATCACAATGGACAGCAGGGTGGTCATAAGGGCGGTCAGGAGCACGTACTGGGCACCGTTCTTGTTCACCTTCACGAGGTTGCTGATGACGAAGCGGACCACATCCATCCATGCGAGGGCCGAGGCAAAGCTGAAGCCTGCCACAACGGCGTTTACGGACTGGGCCTCGAGCTGGGAAGCGACATTGATAACCTGTGTTGACATTTACAATAAATAAAGAAAATTATTCTGGGAGGAAATCATTCTCAATGGACAATATATTCTTGTAATGAGGCCGTGCACGATTGAACCTTACCGCCTCCCTGTGTGTAACCACACACTCATCTGATGATGTACACTCGCTTTCAGTCTCATAGTGATACTCACTTGATGTTTCATCTTCATATTCACTCTCATAATATGGAACCTCAATCTCATTGTTTTCCTTTTCTGTAATTGGAAATCCCTGGGTAAAAACATCATCGAACCCCTTTGGCTCATGAATGCCGGTGAGGTTTATGTCCATTGTCTTGAGTCAATAGATTTTTTTAACATTTGTTCTGTAGGATTTGACGGCACCCAGTCATCCCACGTGTCATAACACTCATTCACCCTGTTAAGCGTCTCATCGTCGCCTGTGTACCTGGTAAATGGGGGTTCGTCCTGTTCCAGTTGCGAAGCAACTGTGTCTTCATCGTCAGACTCAGAGTCCTGTTGAATTTCTGGAAAGAGCGTTCCAATGTGCTTGCCAGTTACGTTTCTAGCACAGAACTTTAGGGCATACTCTAGGTCTGTGCTCGTCAGGGTGTCACGCCCTGACATTTTTGCATAATTGCCACCTAAAACCATTGCAGACTCCATAACCGGCATCAGTATGTTTATGCTTGCCTGTATAATCTGCTCCTCCATTTTACTCTACATAAACGTGTTATCTATAAATAGCAATCCAGCAAGGCCATCTTGTATCCTCAGGATGTTGTAGTTCTTTGCGTATATCCTGATATTGCGAAAGTCACTCCCTGAATATGATCCACCTACAGTGGCCAAGGTAACCTTTAACATCTTGTTGATAATCCTGCTCATATTCACCTGCCCTGTAGGCTCTGGGTCCTCTGGCCTCAATGCAAAGCTGTAGCTGTATATGTTTCTCTTTGGGACCCTGGTGTGATAGTACATTGGCTGGGCATACAACAGGTACAGGTAGTCGGCAACATCCTCTGATATTATAATCTCACCATTGAATTCAAGTTGTAAAGATTCTATGAAAGAATTTGAATTGTTTGGCTGATAACCATCACTAAAATTAAACCAGTCATTGTTGTCCTGGGTATCCTGATTCTGAACAACAATGTAAAGTTCCTTGACTGGATTTGTAAAATTCAATCTAAAACTTTTTGAATTCTCTGTGTCTTCAATAACACCTCTTGAAAGCTGAAGCTGTTCAATGACATAATCAGTTGGGCGAGCCTTGATGTAATCCTTTTCCTCATCTGTCAAGTACACGTACTCTGTCAGGATGCCAGACCTGAGGATACTTGCTTCAACACTCTCCGACAAAATATATGGCTTATTATCATTTGAATTTAATACAACTTCTCGAAGTTTTCTAAATTTAAATTTCAATTCAACCTCTTGACGATAGATTGAATACAACGGGATTCCGAGTTGATTATTCCTGAAAAAGTAGAATGGAAGGGTCACTATATAAACTCTCCTACCGGTGTTGTTCCCTCCATCTACAGCCTGATTTCTAGATTTCCCAACAAGATAGTAATATGCGTCTTGTTGAGAGTTTGAAACCGAAAGTTCGCTAAATATTTCCATGTACTCACCTGTGATGCGTTCAATAGTCTGGCCACCAATAACAAGGTCGCAATATTCAATAAGTGCGTGACCTATAGAATCGGTATAAATTGGCCTGGCGTTTGCCCCGGTTGCGTCAGTAATTATGTCAGAAAGCTCCAACTTGATTGAAAGATTCCTGATGATGTCACCCTTTCGAGGTATTGTTGCACTCAAGGTGTTTCCAAAATCCACAGTCCCGTCAATAGGATTTTCAGAAGTCTCCATTGCGAAGCGGGTATGGCGTTTAAATTGCTTGAGGAAGTAGGTCATCTGGGGCTCCCCAGTGAGAAACTCATCCTGTATACCAGTGGTTGACAATATGACACGCCCACTTGCCATTACTATTATAGCACAAAATTAAATGCGTGACAAACGCGTAGAAATAAAAACATATTCTAATAGATGAACATTCAGCTCAGAAAGTTCAAGCCTGAATCCATGAAGGATGACAAGGTGTGTGTTCTTATAGGCAAGCGAAACACAGGAAAGTCAACTCTTGTGACTGATATTCTTTATCACAAGAGACATCTTCCAGCTGGTATAGTCATGTCAGCCACTGAGGAGGGGAATCATCACTATCAGCAGTATGTTCCAGACCTGTTCATTTATGGTGACTATGACAGGGAAGCTATAGAGAGGGTTCTTGAGAGGCAGAGGCAGATCCTGCTGCGAAATAAGCCAATTAGCCCAGCATTTATACTTTTGGATGATTGTATGTATGACAAAAAGTTTATGAAGGACACCTGCATCAGGAAGTGTTTTATGAATGGTCGTCATTGGAAAATATTCTTCATGTTGACGATGCAGTATTGTATGGACTTGACCCCAGATCTTCGAGCAAATGTTGACTATGTTTTCATTCTGAGGGAAAATATTATTCAAAATCGTGAAAAGCTTTACAAGGCATTCTTTGGAATCTTCCCAACCTTTGACATGTTTAATCAGATTATGAATGCCTGTACTGAGAATTACGAGTGCCTAGTCCTGGACAACACCTCCAAGAGCAACAAGATTGAGGACTGTGTGTTCTGGTACAAGGCAAAACTTCATCCTCAGTTCAGGATTGGTTCTCCACAGCTGTGGAACTATCACAAGAAGCACTACAACCCGACACACGGCATCGCAAACGTTGACCCAACCAAGGTCAAACGCGCAACAACAATGAAGGTTATTAAAAAGAACTAGAAGGCCTGCGTCTCAGGGGTGGTAACTAAATGTGTCCAGGTATAAATGGCTACAGAGACTATGAATCTATCGGACCCTGGTGATGGTATGGTTCCGCTTGGACAGGCTGAGAATTCCCTTGTTCCAGAGTCACCTGTGCAAAATAAGCAGCCAGAAAAAAATGTATCCAAAGAACATATAAAGATGGACTCGACACCACTCACCGATATTATGACAAGCCAGGAGGTTATGGAGCAGCAGCCAGTGATGATGGCACCCCCTCAGTCTACTATGATGGCCCAGCAGCCAATGATGGTGGCCCCACAGCAGCAGGCACCAGCACAGCCCCTGCCATCTAAGAACCCCTTCAACCTGACTGACGAGCAGATGCAGGCCCTGGTTGTCGCGGTGTGCGCGGCTATCGCTTTCAGCGAGCCAGTTCAGGCAAAGCTTGGTAGCACCATCCCACAGTTCCTGGCAGAGTCTGGGAACCGTAGCATGGTTGGTCTGCTAGTTTCAGGCCTTGTTGCAGCCATCCTTTTCTATTTTGGTCAGCGCTTCGTTATGAAGGCTTGAACAGCCCAACTGCTTCGCAGTTGATTGGTCCAACACCTTTGGTGTTGTCACTTAGACCAGAGGCTGGTTCGCTGCGTACCTAGTGAAATTGGCCTTGTTTTCCTCGTACAAATCAACACCAGCAAAGGAGGCGCCGACCATAAACAGCATGAACATTATGATGATGCCGGCATACGCCATACCAGTGTTCATCTTGTTCTTCTGGGGGCTCTTGAGTGTCTCCTTGAACTTGGGCCAAAGGCTCTGGAGAATATATGAAAAGAAATAGGTTGCAATAGAGGCAACGAGTATAATCTGTGTGTTCACAAAAAATACACGACTTCTGCTAAGGAACGATACTGCCATAGGCATAACAATTGTCATTAACAGAAGGTTCAGGACTGGCTCTGTAAACAGCGATGTCATGGCTGGTACGGACAGAAGGAGACCCCACTGAGCTGCTGCTGGGAATGGTGACCGCTGCGACATTTAAGATACCTTTATATTTTTTTTTAAAGATCCTGAATGTACTTTCCGCAGAACCTCTCCTTTTGTGGAATGATTTGATAAAGACCAATCTTTGTGCAGATTGTTTTCAAGTCATTAAAGTTTTTCCAAAAGTTTGAGTTGTGTTCATAGTCATCAACCGTGCAGTGAGCGAGTTCGTGTAAAAGCACGTGGAATATCTGATTGGGGTCGCCATCAATACACAGACCAATCTCATACCCCTTGTTTGTATTGTAGCCAATCTCATGGCTCCTGCCCTTGTAGGCAACCAAGACGGTCTCATTTTTTAGCCTGTCAAAACGTGGGTCTGTGTTGTTCTCCCTGATGTGGTCAATAAAGGTTCTATACATCTCCTTGACTTTGGTAAAGTTTTCAGGTTCCCTCATGGTCCACAGGGTCCAGGCGACCAAAGCATATAGTATCAAGAAAAGGAACATGCTTACTATTGGTTGACAAAAATAAATGTGCTATAGAATTTTTGAATCTCGTGTTCAATTGGAAACCTTTCCCACAGGACCAACTTGACACCCTTCCTCTCAAGATGTGTGATGAGCATGTCCTTGTAACAGATTGGCTCTGAACGCATACCATCCTTGTAAAAAGGTGTGTCAGCCAGCTGAACAAAAAGCTTTTCTCCAAATTCGCCATAGCCACTCTTTCCCTCTTTTCTCAGAAACTTGTTCCCAAGTGTATCATTGAAGGGGGTGTACTCGAGGATTGATTCGGAATCTGGGATACACCCAATAAGTTTGCCACCAGGTTTCAACCTTTTCTTGATGCCATTGATACTTTTTAAAAACAAATCCGCTGATGCATAAATATAATGAAGTGAAAAGTTGAAACATATTATATCGTATTTTTTCAGGGGACACGAGTTTATGTCGCCGTGAAAAAATTTTGGTTTCATACCAATTGCCTGAGCCCTTGATTCAGCCTCTCGAAGGGAATCGATGTCTGGATCACACATGTCCAAACACCTGACACCGGCATGTTGCCACTTCTTGAGGTCCCCACCATAGCCACACCCTACATCAAGCACCTGGCTGGCACCACCAGAGGCGACACCCTGAATAAGCCTTCGCTTGATGAGGTTGTTCGAGGTTCTTACCACATCCATTTACGTATGAAACGCCTGGCTTCTTTAGGTCCTGAGTGCTTCTCACTTGGGACAATAATACTTAAAGATTTTTCACAATATATTATCAGTATGGCTTCCCTCGAGCAGGATTACACAACCGTGCCAGGCCAGCTTTTTGCGTGTCTCTCTGTGGTTGGCCCAGAGTGCCCTCAGAAAACCGACAAGTTTGGTATCAAGATTCGTGGAGCGTTTGCCACTCGTGATGAGGCTGCCAACCACGCCAAGCGCCTCCAGAAGGAGGATTCCACATTTGACATCTATGTGGTGGACATGTACAAGTGGCTTTTGATCCCACCAGACCCCACGAAGATTGATGACGTTCACTACACCAATGAGAAGCTCGAGGAGATTATGGTTGGTTACCGGGAGAATTAGGCACAGGCTGCAAAGATGTTTGAGGAGCGCAAGCGTGACATGATGGCTGTCAAGGCTGGTGATGACATGCCCTTCATCAAGCCAGGTGATGAGAACTCCAAGTATTACACAAAGCCAGATGAGCCACCAATCAGTCACCCAGCAGAGGTCCTGGAGCGTCTCAAGACTGAGAAGCCTGACGCGCCAATTGAGGAGCTTGTCAAGGAGGCTGACGAGATTGTCAAGGCTGAGATTGAGGAGCGCCAAAAGGAGCGTGAGGAGGCGTAGTCTCAATTCAAAAAAAAAATTAAAAATCATATTTAATAATAAATGAATGAACTCTCAATATTATTAAATATAATCACATTGACTATAGTTGGGTACCTTTTTTATGCTGCGTTCAGAATCTACAACAACAGACCTGACAAGAGTATGACTGCAAGTGACGTTTTCCAGAATGCCCTGAAGGACCCTGCATTTGTTACCCACGCATATTTCCAGGAGGCAAAGACTGGACCAGTCGGGGAGTTTGAAGGTCACACAGACCTTGAGGACAACTTTTAAACATTTCTAAGAATAACTGGCTGCATAGTCTTACCCATAAAGAACCCCAGGATGAAAACCACAAATACAATTATATAGGTCGTCTTGTCAATATCTGACAATATATCCCTTTTCTGTGCTGGTACTGTTGGAGGAGGCATCCACATCATCTGTGGTGGTCCAGGCCACCCCCCAGACGGCTGCTGGTCCCACTGCTGTGTGTTCTCGCGTTCGAGAGGTGGTGGCAACTCGTCGTCATAAAACCCCCTTGGTGGTTGAATGGGCCCCCGTGGGTCTTCTTTATCTCCAAGATCCGTCTCCATTTTCTAATATAATCAACAAAAACTTTAAGCGTCATCTTCCTCATCCGAGTCACTGACAACAAACCCCTTCAGATTCCCATTCTCATCGCCATCATCCTCATCAGATTCAGACTCGCTTTCTGATGAGAAAATGTCCTCCCCCTCCTCCTCTGATTCGTCATCATCGTCTAGGCAGATTTCTACTGGCTCGTATCGATCTGGCTTCTTTATGTTTCTACCGGAACGTGTTGTGTAGGTCATTCTATATAAAAGTCATCCATATTGTTTAAGTATGTTGGTCTAAATGACAAACCCTTGTTCATAGAATCCTCTAAAATAACAAGTTCGCCTTCCATTCCAATCTCCTTGACAATCTCGTGAACCACCTCAACCGCATCAACAGAGCTTGATGTTGTGTAGAGGGCCATCCTTTCCAGAGAATCTATAGCCTGATAGAGATATATTGGTGACAATGTGTCCTCAAACAGAGTCATATTGTTCAAAAATTCTTTGAAAAGTTCTGGATTCAGTCCAGAAAATTCCTGAGCCTCAATTTTCAACTCGTGAAGCCTCTCATTCTGTTTAGAAACCTTTGGTGTAAATAGCAAGAGTGTTAGAAAGATTATGAATAGTAGGATTAACAACAGCATTTGGCAATATTGCCTTCTTAATACCCTCGGAGACTTTATTTTTCTTTGGGAACATTAGTTTGACAAGTTGACTGGTAAGTTTGTGTCTCCTTCCAGCAAAGTCTCGGCAGTAACCCTTCTTGCGTTCTTCTACAGTCTCACACTTACAGAAGCACTTTTGGCATATACCCTCATTCTCTTTTACGTGAAACCATATATGGTTCGAGCCGTGTTCACGCCCAATATTCTCACAATACCTTGAGTATGTTGAGACACAATATTCAGTTTCACTCTTTTTGAAAACTTTTGTAATCCTGGCGTCACCCTGACCATCGAGGTTCTGGCGGATGAAGGTTTCCAGTACCGCCAGTAGTTCCGAGTTGTTCACCTCCTTGTTCATAACAGCCTTTGAGAATGGTGACTTTCCTGGGAGGGGTGGGATTTTCACAAAGTCGGTTCGAGGTGTCCGAACCGTCACCATTTTGAGAAGTTCCACAGAGATTGACCCATCAAGCATGTCAGTCTTTCCAGCAAGTTTTAGGGGCCCTATACCCTCCTGCCCCTGGTAGAGCATGACCGGCAGGTACACACCCTCGGTAATCTTTCCAGACTGCTGGCATCCGCTACATCCCTTTCCGCTGCACGCCTCGTGTTTGCTCTTTTTGTGAGACCAAGGTAACCTGAAACCACTCCCCTTTGTCTTTGAGTTCATGTCACCATAGACCGAATTGTCAATAAACTTTGACCAGGGTTTACTTCCATACACCTTTGTCAAGATGTCAACAACGTGATCCCTCAGGTTGATGGCACCCTCCTGATTCACAACAAAATCAGGCCAGTTCATATGAACACCAGACTTGTATAGACCATCACGAAGGCGGGGCTCCTGAACCGAAATCACACACCTTGACCCACCAAACGTTGAAACCTTGTCACAGATAACCTTTGAAATAATCTGAACCTGATCAAGATCAAGCTCTTCGTCATCCTTGTAGTCTATATCAATGAAAAAGTTGTAAAACTCAGTCTTCTGCTCCACGACAAAAATGTGTTCACCCCGTCTCACAGCATCTACATAGGTTTCATAAAAGTTGTCCAATCTATCAAATGGGACTGATAGGGAACCCCCATCCATAAGCACATGTGATAGATTGCCTTTGTTGACAAAGCCATTTGTTTTGCACAATTCCTTAAACATCCCCTTGCTCATTAAACGAGCTAAATCTATAAGCACCCGTATGGGTGAAGGGGTGAGGTCCTGAGTCCTTTGGACTCAATCCAGAAAGCCCCTTCTTCATCTTGACAAGCTCACTGAATATAATCTTTTTCAACTCCTCTGGAGACCTGGACCTGTCAAGTTTGCATATCTCACGAATAACATGATTCTTGCCCTTGTCTAGCGCCTCACCCTCTATGTTCTCCTCCTCCATATACACTCACCTAAGATTAAAACACTTTCTATTTAACGAATTAAGCGCCTGATAAAACTCGCCATTCTGTATCACATTCTTCACGATGATGTCCCACTTCCTCGACCTCGCCTTGTACTCCTCCAACGTATCAAAACTCATCATATCATTCTCATCATACGTTTTACGAATTGGCAATTTGTTCTTTTTCCTAATATCCGTCTTGGCTTTTGCGTCGTAAAACCTCCGTACAAGCCTGTTCTGTTCCTGCTGGTTGTATTTACAAAAAAATATAAAAACCTGATAAATCGATACAATATCAATATTGTCAGTAGTATTCTTTTGCCGAACACTAAATGAGAATGTGGTGTATTCACCACATCGTATATTGACAACACCGCGCGTCTCCTCCTCCAACTCTCGAAGGGCACACTTGAGTGGGTTGAGTATCTCATTTTTCCTACACCCTCCGGTAACAAATATCCACTCTCTAAATCTGGTATCCTGAACGGTTAAAAACCTTGGCTTGCCATCGGCAAACGTAACTGGTATGGCTATAGCCTTGTATCTCGTCTCCTTTTTCATCGGGCATTCACCCTTCTACAATTATCAGAGACATTAATCCTCACTTTCCTCCTCGGCGGGTGGAGCAGGTGGAGGACGACGAGTTACGGTTACTTCACGAGCAGGCGCTTGAACAGCCGCTATCTTGTTTACCAAACCAACAGAAACACTTTTACATTCCGAGATTTCCTTCTTCATCTTCTGAGAATCCTGATACATATAAAAGACTGCAGCCAGTGCCAAAACAGCCATAACAATTGTGATAGTCTCGCGGTCAAAAGAAAGCATCCTTTATAGTAGTTGTATCTAAACTTTTAAGTGCCTATTATCGCACCCATTGTTTGACGAGGATGTCTTGATGGGCACCCGTACTGTTCATTTCCAAACTGTACCCCCTGATAGTGAACACTCTCGCACTGGGTCTGATGATTTGCCATGTAGTCATTCTTTTCACAGCAAGGCTTTGAGTCAACGCCGACGGGACCCTCCAAGACATTTTCAAGCACCCTGGACCTTGGGTCGTATGTCAAGACAAAGAGTATAGCCAAGATGACCAGTGCTGTTATAAACATTTACTATAAACCCACAAATTTAGTTGGCGTACATAAGTCCTGCCATACCGTTCTGGATTCTGAGGATGTTGTAGTTCACGCCATAGATGTCATCCGTGATGTTATCAGTCTGGGAAACGAGGCGAGCCGAGTCCAGGCGACTGAAGTTGAGTGTACCAGTTGGCTGAAGCTTAGCAGTGTCCAGACAAAAGGGGTAAATAAACAGAGCCTCACCATTTGCACTTGTGTTTGGAGTATGGTTATAAGATACAACATCTGTAAAGTTTGGCACTGCGTACTTGTAGTCTGAGACGTCTGTTCCATTAATCTGAAGCTTGATTTTATTTGATGTGGAAAACAGCCCGCCGCTTGCTGTGTTTGCACTTGCCAGGTACTTGACTGGGTGGTTGAAGTTCAGCTCCTGAACCTTGGACTGGGAGCCGAGGGACCTCTGCACCTGATAGATCAGCATATTGATTGGCTTGTTGGCCATGTCGGCACGCTCAGCTGTATCAAGGTAGATAAAGTTGGCGTAGCAGTCAAACTTCTGAGAAGTTGCGTTGGGACCCCAAGTGATACGAAGCTCCACATCGTGATACTGGAGAGCCACCAGTGGCAGAGCCGACTGATGGTTCTCACAGAAGAAGAAGCGAAGTGGGTAGAAGTAGCTGGCATCAGTCCCACCAGTGTAAAGAGTACCGTTCACACTCTTTGACATATTCTGTGCGAGGGTGTCTATTGCGACATTTGCGCTGAAACCATACGTCTGCTCATCAATCACCTGACCACCAATGAGAAGCTCAACCTTGTCAATGAGATCAGAAAAGGTCACCTTTTGCGACTCGGTGCCATCGTGAACCGCGAAATACACATAACTGAGGAGGTCACCCTTGCGCTCAAGGCGCACAGTAGACATACCATTGTTCGAAACGTTGCCCTGGATCACCTGGCGCTCGGTGGTCTGGGCAAAGTTTGTGTGACGCTTGTAAGTAGAACGGAAGAACGAAACCTCTGGGCTGCCAACAAGATGGGCATCCTGAGCACCAACTGCAACGAGCTGAGCAATACCACCAGACATTTATAATCTATCCAGATTTTTTATATGCAAAGATTTTGACGAAGGGTGTGAAACCTCAATATGAATGAATTGTCATTGAGGCCATTGAAGTTAAGCAGCTGCCCATTCTTGTCAACCCACTTGACTGTTAATCTCTCTAATTTGCGGATTGGATTTGTGTATTCAATAGACATGTCGTAGTCTGAAAACTTTTTAAATCTCTTGACCGCCCCACCAGTAACATCCATTGGTATCAAACCAAAGCTTCTAGCCATCGTCTGACCAATACCCGTTAGTGACTTTGCATCCTCATTAAATATTGTTCTGAGTTCCTCAATGTCCAAGAATACCCCTTCATTTGCATTGAGATTTACAACATTTGTAGACTTTATGAATTCCTTCCCCCTGTACAGGAGATTGTCTGAATAGAGGGGTAAATTGAGATCAGTTTCAACAGCTACATTTGTAGAAGTCAGTGTAGTCGTGTCATCAAAACCAAGCAGTTTTGCCATCTCCAAGGTTCCTGGTGCCATCTGGAATGGGCCATCTGGTGAGATGTTCCTGGTGAATAAAAACTTTCCTTCTGCTTCCAAGTAATCAACAACAATATTAGATGTGTTGCTCACGGCGTTCTGAATTGTTTCGGAAAGGACCGTGGCACCATAAAAGCCGACTGGCAAAGAGAAATATGTCAAAGGGTCACCAATTGATGAGGTGGCGTTGCTAAACGCCACGACATTTGAACCATTGGTCAAGTTGTACATAGTGTTTGGAACACTCGCGTGGAGAAGTTCAACCTTTGATATATCCTTTATAGGAGTCGTAAGATGAAGGGTGTACGAGTTGCCGTTGGGGTAAAGAGCTGTGTCCCTGTTCTCTGAAGACACAAACACATTCTTAGTCTCACCAACCATTATTAATTACTATTGTTTTTTTTAAACAAGCTCACCGCCAATGCCACCAACAATGTGGTAGTCAGAGGTGTCAGCCACACGCTGCTGGATGCCACACATCCCACCTGGGGTCATGTCACGGGTGTATGCGCTGCCCTTGGGGGCGCCTGGCACACAGGTGATGTCATACTTGCCCTTGAACACAGCCTCGTTGCTGCCCTTCTCTTTGATCTCCACTGGGGTTGGGGACAGGACATAACCGACACGGACACTCATCAGCATGAGGGCGGCGATAAGAAGGGCGATCCAGTTTCCAATGTTCTTCATTTACTACCTGATGATATTTTTTTCCTGTGCGTTAAAGGTTTCACAATACTTTATATTAAAGATAGTAGATGGAGGATACCGTTGTCATAGAGCGTGAGGGTCAGCACAATGTTATGAAGTTGGATGCTGATGAGGAGGCAATGCTCAACGAGATTGAGGTGTCGAATGATGCACCAGTCAAGAAGGCTATGTACAAGCCAAAGGCCAAGCCAAAGAGGGTGCAGCAGCAGTACCAGGAGCCTGAGATGGATGCTTTTATGAATCCAACCAAGTCGGCAATGCCCCAGCCCGCCCCACCACAGGAGCAGCCCTACGAGTTTGACCAAGAGGACGAATATGAAGACGAGGCCCCAGAGATGGGTGGGTACGAGGAGCCGGAACAGCCCTCCCCTGGATATTCATCAATTGACGATGAGAAGGCTGACCTCCTGAACAAGCTGACACGTCTTGAAAAGAAGGGCTTTGCAGTCAACAAGCGCCTCAACGCCTATTCAAGCGTCCAGGAGCTTCGCACAGAGTACAAGAGGATTACCTACAGTATTGATGTTGAGCAGTCCATCAGATTCTCTCGAAGGATGCTCGTCGCCTGTGTGACAGGCTTGGAGTTTCTCAACAAGCGCTACAACCCATTCGAGATCCAGCTAGAGGGGTGGTCCGAGAGCGTTATGGAGAACATGGATGACTATGATGGTGTGTTCGAGGAGCTGTACAACAAGTACAAGACCAAGATGCACGTGGCACCAGAGGTCAAGCTAATTATGATGCTTGGTGGGTCTGCTATGATGTTCCACCTTACCAACAGCATGTTCAAGGCGGCCATACCAAATATGAATGATGTCGTCAAGCAGAACCCAGACCTTGTCAAGAGCATGATGAGCGCCGTCCAGAACACCGCCAGGCAGCCATCTGGACCACCCCCAGAGCCGGTTGTAGACCCCAACACCGGCCGCCGCGAGATGAATGGTCCTGGGTTTGACATCTCGAGCCTGATGGGTGGGATCACAATGCCACCCCCTCCCCCAATGAACACAACACCACTGCAGCCGGTTGAGGAGGATGACGACCTTTCTGATATTGTGTCGGTGTCAGGTGAGTCAACGGGTGGCGAGGTCAAGGAGGTCAGCCTGAAGGGTGGAAAGGGGAAGGGCCGCGGCCGCAAGAAGAAGGAGGTTACAATTTAATCTACAGGTATTATAAATGATTGGCTTTGCCCCTCTAGATGACGAGCCCCGTATTCAGAGGAGGGAAAAGGTCCTGAGGCCCTCGGCCTCAATCCAGAAACCTCTGAGTAACGAGGATACAGAATGCAATTATCTCGTTATGTTTTTCATTTTGGGTGTGTTTGTTTTGGCCGCGACGGACTCAGTTGGGAAACCTTCTTCATAAGATGCTGTATGGTACCATACATAAATCATTTACTTCAGTGCCATCTGGCAAAGTACCCTTATGTGACTTTATAACCCTTGGGAATATATTGGGTTATAAAGCCAACACGGTTCTTATCACCGGACGTTGTAAAACGCTTCAGTTTGAGATTCTACATACTGTCACTGTTTAGGGCTTCGGTCATCCTAAAGTGTGTATCAATATGATGTTTCTATGGCTGCAATTCTTTAATTTGCGACTCCAGAGTGGCAGTGTATGTTTGTAATGTTGTTACCTGTGCTGATAGTTCTTGGATTGCCTGGATGGCTACGCTGTTAATACATGTATAATTAAGAGTATAAGGAGATGTTTCACCACCTTTTACCAGCCAGGACAATTCTGGAATTTTAAGAACATCCTGTGCAATAAAACCAAACTCTTTGATATGAGCAATATTTGAGAGGTCACCATTAAAATCCGCGCCAAGCATTTTAGTTGTCTTGTCGTACTTGTACAACTTCAACTTGTTGATAGTCCCGAGGGCATCCGTGACTGGTTCCTCGTTGTGCTTGAGACGGCCATCCGAAGAAAGCAAGCCGGCGCTCGAGGTCGCAGACCCTGAAACTGTGAGATTACCACCAGTATCTAGATCAAGTCTTTCTGTAATCTCATCAGGGTCTGTCGTAGACTTAACATCCCTAATTTTAAACCTTGCGTCGTTTCCATCATCGTGGAAATCAAAGGTGAGAGTGTATGCATTATCACCACCAATTTGGCGAAGAAGACACCAATCGGTGCCCGAGCCGGCAGGTCCGAACTTGATGTATGTATTTGACCCGTTTTCTTCGTCCTCATTTATTCGGTCTACGTCTCCACCGTCTAGGTACAATATGTTTCCCTTCATGCTCCCATTGACCTCCAAGTTTTTACCAGGTGAGGTTGTCCCTATACCCACATTGCCCCCAGACGGTTGTATAGCTAGGTCCTTTGCGAACCCCAAAGCATCTATACATCCAATGGCACCCGTGCCAGAAGCAGAGTAGTAATCTGGGTTCGCATATACATAGACACCATTAGTCGCATTTGAAAATGACGCGGAGCCTCGACAGAACAAACTGGCATATGTATGTGAATCATCTATATCATCTCCTATCGATAATGATCCGTTTTCTGTGATTTTAATTATACGACCACTTGAAAGATTATCACCACTAAAGAATGACAGTGAATTTGAACTATCCCCCGTCGTCTGATTGTATTGTATTCTGAACCCAGAATCAACCCCAGAACTCTTTTTGAAATCTATGTATGGTGCGGCTGTATTGAAAAGTTCTATACCACCATCAATTGTGATTTGTACAGACTTATTACCATCTGAGTTATATGTAGCCACGTTACCACTTGATGATATTTCCTGCGTTGCGTAGACATTCCCCACAACGTGGAGGTTTGCCGAGGGTGAGGCTGTTCCTATACCAACATTACTGCTAGCATCTACAGTCAGCGCGCCGCTATTGATAATCTCACCAGATGACGTGTTATAACTCAACACATTAGTTGTCTGATCAGTTGAGTGCCTCACAGGTTTCACATAAAAGCCGTCGCTTGTAACTGGATCAACTGCACTACCGATCGCATTCAACACTATTACATTGTTTTGATGAGAACCATTCTGACCAGCTTGTCTACCAATGTAAATAGAATTTTCGCCAGAGTTCGTCTCGCCCGCCTTGGTACCTATCGCAACAGAGTATGCGTTCTGATATTGCCTCCCAGCAAAGTCACCTATTGCCACACCCGTTGTTCCCTGATTGAGATTACCAGCATTCACACCAATTGCAACCGCATTTGAACTCTGAAACTGTTGACCTGCTAGACTTCCTATCGCAACAGAGTATGCGTTCTGGCTTTCTTTTCCAGCAGATGTTCCAATTGCTACCGCTTGTGACCCCTGAATACTGTAGCCAGCTTCAGAACCTATAGAGATTGATGCCGCATTCTGCCCTGAAAACCCAGCTAATTTACCAATGGCAACAGACGCGCTGCCCTGATAAGATCTACCAGCTTGAGAACCGACAGCAACCGCATATGTGTTTTGGACGTTGTATCCAGCAAAGTCACCAATAGCTACGGTGTTGCCTCTCTGACGTAAAGACCCTGTAAAATTACCAATCGCTATGGAATTCGCATATTGCCCATTCTCTCCAGCCTCCAAACCTATAGCGATTGAAGCCGTGTTCTGTTGAAAGAAACCAGACTTATAACCTATGGCAACTGAATTTGCTTGTTGATTGCTTAACGCTGCAGAGTGACCAACTGCCACCGAGGAACATCCCTGGGATCGTTGACCGGCGCCGTGTCCGATTGCAATGGCTCTACCATCTTGATCATTAGAGGCAGCGCCATAACCAATGGCAACTGCTTGTTCTCCCTGTGTTATTCTACCAGCCTGGAGACCCATAGCAACAGAACGACTTCCCTGTGTAGATTCTCCTGCCTGATTACCAATTGCAATCGTGGCTGGGGATTGGTTACTTGTGCCAGCATTCCACCCTATGGCGACGGAATACGACCCCTGACTAATGGCACCCGCATCTTCACCTATAGAGACATTGTAGCTACCAGTTAATGTACCGGCGTTACTGCCGATTGATACCCCACCAACACCAGCCTTTGGTTTGTAACCAATTGACACAGAATTTTCCTGTATAGTTGTCGAGTATGAACCAATCTTCACGGAATTTGCTTCGAGTGCTCCATCGTGACCAAAACCAATTGATACAATATTTGAATTTGTACTTGTTTGTGCCCCAATTGTGACAGACTTCTCACCAGCTTGGGTAATAGACGACCCGATGGTCACCCTATCACCGCCACCCTGAAACCACACATTTGATTGTGTAAGTATCTTGGAACCTCTGCCAAGACCAAAGGTGTTGCTTGTCGTGTCAATGTACATATTCTCGC